GCTACTTCAAAAACTCTACCACTATAACGTGATTCTACGTTCATGCCTAAATCCATTAGATCTTCATAGGCCTGCATTGCTTTGTCTGACACTTCGTTCAACTCTTTGTCAGCCATTTCACCAAGTCCTTTGACTTGTGGCAATGCCGAACTGATCTTGTCAAGTTCGACTATACTACGTCTTGTTTCTTCTTGTTCTGCTATTTCACTTTTAGCAATTTTATCAGACTTATCTTGGTCTTCTTTTACTATTTCTTGACTGTCTGGTAAGTTCAATAAATCTTCTAATTTTTTAGTCATAGTTTGAATCCATTATATGCTACTATTATTTATCTACTTGCGAGTGCCTTGGTGGAAAATGTCTTTCTCTGAAATGACCCTAAAATACAAACCTTTTTGTTTGCACCATGCCCTAGCGGCTTCCCATTTTGCCATGTTCTGTATATACTGTGCTTGGTTGTGTCTGCTTTTTCCAACATTCTCTCTCATGCTTTGATTTTCTGGTTTTACTTCTATAAGTTCAGCACGTTGTTTTCCTTTTCTATCTGAATAAGCAATAAAAAAATCTGGAACGTAAATTGTGTGTCTTCCTGTCAAAGGATTTTTATATGGTATCCTTATACTTTCACTGGCCCACTTTGCCACGTTAGGATTTTCATCACAAAACTTCATGAACGCAAATTCCCAACTGGATCTGTATAAAGGAGTTTTTCTACCTACGTATTTGTCTGGATGTTTTAAGGTATATCTACCTTGTGCAAATTTTGCCATGGCCTTACACCATTATATTTCTTTTTTCACTCCAGGTAACTGTGTCTGCTTCTACTTTGAAACCAAGGGTGCTAATTTTTTGTCTATTGTAATTTAATAGTTCAGTTACAACAGAACTTAATTTTAAATCATCTGTACCTTTAAGTGTATCTAGAAGTTGAAATACATTTACATCGTCAAGTTTTGCTTGTTGCAATATTAAACTTCCAACACTAGTTGCACTAATTTTATCGAAGCCTCTTTTTTCAAAGAAACCTATTACTGCATCTACTTCATTACTAGGATAAGACAGTTGTCCTTGGTAAAAATTATTAAAAAATTTTCTTACTTTACGTTGACTATCTAATGGATTTTCACTAGATGGTAAATTACCTGCTTGGATGTCTGCATTGTTAGTACCTTGGAATTGATCTGTCATTATACTGTTACTCCTGAGTTACTATTTAAAATATTAGGTAAGTCATTTATAGTTGTTTGATTCAACGCATTCTTTTGTGTTTCTGTTAAATTATCATATGCGGCATTGATATCATTGATGTTAGCACTACCGCCGTTTGCCAAATGTTGTGTTTTAAAAGTAGTTGCTTTTGTTACATCATTAAGTGCAGTTTCGTTACTGTTTAAGAATTTAGTTGCGTCACTTACATTAGGAAATTTTTCTATTAATTTACTAACTGCCGCAACTGCCCCAACACCAATGACTGCTTTTGTTTCTGATGTTAATCCACCATTACCGGCGTTCTTAGGGAACACTGTGTTTGCTACACCACTTACATTAATTCCTGCTGTATCGCCGATTGCCCCTTTTAATATTTCAAAACCTTCTTGTCTTATTCCATCTTTACTTAAATTTTTTGTGTTACGTACAATGTTACCTGCTTTTAAAATTGTACTTAAACCAACATTACCACTTGTGATGTCTCCAAACACATCTCTAGCACCTGCGGCAATACCACCTTGACCAAATAAACGTGTTGCTCCACCACCTGCTAACGAAAGTGGACTTGGTGTAAGGTCATAATGTTCTGTTGCAAATCCTTTAGGTGCAACTCCTTCAACTACTTGTCCTCTTGAATACCAAACTGTTTCATATTGTAATTGCATTTGTGATTGTACAACTTCACTAACTGCTTGGTCCATAGTATCATGTGACCAACTACTAATCATAGGATTGACTAAAGTAAAACTTGTATATTCTTGTCTAGCCATTTGATATATTACTATGCTGTCAAAAAATGATTTAGAACTATCATTATCAAAACCATATCTGTTTTTAAAATCTTTTTTGAATACATTAAATTTATTATATGGACCTTTAGCACTTGTATCAGGTGAACCTGCGGCATCTGTTGTTCCGTAGTTTCCATCTCTGTAATAGTATCTATAATATGCTTCCCACATTGCAGTTGTTACACCGTAGTTGTCATCATGGAATGTTATATTAATAGGTGCATAGTCTAATCTTTTTTGTACTACACGTTTTCTATTGTATTGATGCTTAACCTCAGTTGAAATATCATACTTAGGTAGGTCAACTGACTTGACCAGCATATTGATTTCATTTCTATGTTTTTGTGCTAGTTGTGGAATAACAGAACTTGCGTCTGCATTTATATTAAAGGTTACGTGATAAAGAAATTTTACCTTTGGTGCTAGTCTAAAGGCATCATCAACATATAATCTTGCACCATGTTGATAGTCACCAAGGTTACCTTTAGGGTTCAATGCCCCTTGTACTAGATTATTTAGAAATGGAGTTATCTTATTTGCCATACTAATATTTATCCAAATAAAATGATGGTGATTTTAAGAAGAAAAAAGGCGCCTTAGCGCCTTTAATCTCTAATATTTTAATTATTATTATGTACCTGAACTTACACCAGTTGCCGCAGAACTGTTAATTGCTCTACCTACTGCTGTTCCAATTCCTGTATTTTCTGGAGTTTGGATTGCATTATCGTATCTAATTGTAAGTGCAATTGATACTGGGTCTGAAGTTGCATAAGCCAATGTATTGTAGTTTGCACTCTCAAGATAACAACCGTACAATTCAAAAGTCTCAAGCACATCAGGTGTTTGCTCACCATTACCACCATCTAGTATTTCAATTCTAGTTACGAATTTGTAATCCGCTCCTGATCTTGCACTAGACTGTTCAAAGAAATCAAATTGTTTCTGTAATTGCTCACCAACTGATTTTTGAACATTGTTTGATGCGTCTTCACGTAAGTTAAGTGTGATTGGTTCCCAAGTATGTTTACCTGCCAAATATACTTTTGAGTTGTAAACATCTAGTGTAATTTGCTCAAAGGATACGTTTGGTCTTGTAACATCTACTACTTGTTTTGTAAGTTCCGTTGTTGGGGCACTTACACCAAAATTTTCTAGCGATACCCTAAAGCGGTATTGCAGTTTAGGCATTAACAAGCCTTGAGTAGATGCACTTGCGTTGCTATCTAAAGGCACTGTTAATCTTGAGAGTGTTGAAATTGCCATTATTTGCTCCTATTACTTTTATTTATCATATTATAGGCCCGCTATTTCTCCAGTGTTTTTAAGTCTCAATGGAATGTAAATAAATTCTATTGCTTTCACTGGTTCTATCGCTATGTCTACATATAGTTCGTTTCTGTCTATTCTTGATGGTGTGTTGTTACTTTCGTCACACACTACTAAGAAATCATACAGTGCTCTTTGACCTACTAACTCTAACATTAGTGAGTCTACCTGTGCTTTGATCTCATCACGTGTAATCTTATCGTTTGGCTCAAAGATATAAGGTTTCGCCAACTTGTTAAGTTGTGATCTTAAGTAAATCACAAGTCTTGCTACATTTATTCTATCTAGTGAACTAGCATTTGCGGCTCTAGTCTTTTGACCAAAGTTAACAAGTCCTGCACCAGTTAAGAATGTTATTGGGTTTACATTGTTAGAGTAAAGTGTGTCTCTTTGTCCTTCGTTAAGTGCGATTGACTTAAATTCACCTTCACTGTCAATAAAACCTGTAGCACTTGCATTTGTTATTCCACCACGTCTTGTTCCTGCTGGAGCAAACCATGGATAAGATACTTGATCGCTGAGTGCAATGGTTCTTAAGATACCATGTGATGCTGGAACTGTTACATTATTACCTGCGTTGTCGCTTGTAAATAAACTTGGATAAAACACACCTAAGTATTCATCACTTGTAACAAGTCCTTTATCATTGTCCTCTGTTGCCAAATTAACATTTTTACCCCAATTGTTTAAAGTTGTTGCATCTGATGTTAATCTGAATGGAGAGTCACCTACGATAAATGCTGTTAAGCCTCTATCACTGTTTAATGATTTCATCTCACCAATTAGTTCTGGATAACCTGGACAAGCAAGTAAGTTAAAGATTCTTGATTCATCATCTCTAATTTCTTGGTTGCTGTTTACCATCGCTTGTAATTGTTGTACAATTACTTTTCTTTGTGCTTTTCTACCAAATGATCCTGAACCATCTGATTGATTTGCACTTTCAGTTACCCATCTGTGTTCGTAGTATGCTGACATACTGTTGCCTGCATCACTACCACGTAAGTTGTTTGCAGTAGTATCAACGTAGTTTCTTCTAAATTTCTTAACGTTGAATCCACTTCTTCTTGTGTTCCATAACAACATACCTTTTGGATATAGTGCTGGATCTGGAGCATCAGTGTCCATGTAGTTGCTTGTTAGCAATGAAACAATAGTTCCTGCTGTGCCACTTGTTGCACCGCTTGTATTGTATCTTACATCAGCAAATAAAACACCGTTCTCTGTAGTTTGATCTGTGTTGTCTTTTAATATCCATTTTAAAGTAGTTGCGTTCCACACATAAATCTTAGGATAGTTTTCTAAGTCAGCAGTTGAAATCCAAATGTCTCCTTCTACTAACGCACTAGCATCTGATTGTGTAGTTGGTGCTGTTGCACTAACCTGTGGACCTAATGGATCAGTTGTATTGTAATTAATACTTCCTGATTGATAATTTTGATATCCAACAAAGTCTGTTCCGTTGTGTATCATAATGTCTACTTCGTCAATAACAGAACTGTACCATAAAGTATTGTCTGTTGTTAAGGCAGTTGGAGCATTTGCACTTGCAGTATAAGTTAATACCTGCCAGTTACTTGCTAAGAACTGCTTAGGATTAGTTGTACTAGATGTGCCTGGTACAAAGTATAAGTTTGCTGTACCACTTGATGCACTTACGTATGCCGCATAACCATATAATGTTAAAACACCGTTTGTGTCTACAAATCTAATGTCACCACCGTCATTATGACTAATAACAACTCTGTTGCTTGAATCAACACTTGCACTAACATTTGTTAAACCAGCACCATTGATTCCTGCCGCTAGTATTTCTGAGTCAGTTGCCGCCCCAGTAGGTTGAATACTTACTGTTACTGGATTTGTCATTGTGTCTGAATTTGTAGTTGATTCACTAATTGTAAATGCGTATGTACCTGCCGCTACACCACTTGCACCTACAATAGAACTTGTAACTGTTGTTGAGCCTGTGTTTTTACGTCTAAAGATTTTAAAGTCTGCTTCTATAGCCGTTGCTTCAGTTGTGTTTGATTGTACATATAAAGTACCAACTGCTAGATTTAATCCACCGCCTGTTGAATCAAGTGCTTTAAGCGCCGACATATTGTTTGCATAAATCGGAGCAACTACATCTGTCCAAAGGTTTGTGTTTCCGTTAAAGTTTTTAACTTTAAGATTTGCACCTAAGTTACTTTGTGTAGTTTTAAACCAAATAGATCCAGTTGGTCTTGGATTTGTATCTGTTGCTTTAAATTCAGGAACATTAGTGTGAGGTGCTATTGCTAATTTAGGCAAGTAATATGTACCTGCTGTAATTCCTACCTCTGCTAATAATCCGTTACCTTCAGCAATCACAATGTTGTTTGTTGTTGAGAAAATTGCTAATCTACCATTAACTGCTTTTGCACTTACACCGGCAATACCAGCACCGTTAATGTCACTTACGACATCTGATAATGCAGTACCACTTGCTGTAATTGTAGTAGAGTTAATCACCATTGTTGCTGAGCCTGTTATAGTTGGATTGCTTGTAGATCCAGTCACAGCAGGATGGCTACCTACCCATGCACTAGTTCCAACTTTTACCCACGCACCATCGGAGTTTTTGTAGTATAATTTATTAACAGTAGTTGTAGTTACAAGAGCATAATCACCAATTGCTCCAACAGATGTTTTAGGATCACCTGTTACTACATTTCCTACTTGTTCATTTTTATCTGTAATTACATATGGAATTTTATTTGTGAAAGATTGTCCACCTGTTGTTGTAGCAGATGCACCATTCCATTCAAATATACCATATCTTGAATTGCTAGTGTCAAACCAGTAAGTACCTGCCGCAGGATTTGCCGCTGGTGCTGTTGCACTCGCTTGTAATTCAGCAGTGTTTACATCTGCTCTAGTAACGAATGCTCTGTTGGCTACACCTAAATAAGAATATGCCGCTTGTAATCCATATTCATTAAGTTCTCCACCATGAATTGGATTGTTGTTTGAATCTGTATAAAAAGTTGGATCACCGAAAGTCTCTGTCAACTCTCTTTGTGAAGTTATTAAGTATGGTGTTCCCGCTTTTGCTTTTGTTGTGCCTGATGCTGTTGCTGTACCACTGCCGTTTTGTTTGTCCTGTGCAGTGATAACAAAAATCATCGGCGTAGTGCCTGGTTCAGCCGGGGTATAGAACGATTCGTCTATAACACTGACCTGTACACCTGGTGATACTAAATTTGCCATTTTTTGTTCTCCTATTGGATCTTTCGTTATTAGTATTTATACGAATGTTCCAAAATCTAGTGTAAATATCGCCTGAAAAAGGGGGCAAAAAGGTATGGTAAATACTATTATGAGCAGACCCTTATGTAATTATTGTAAACAAAGACCGGCGGC